CGCCGGAATCCGTCTTTATTCGCTATGGCGGCAAGCTGGCCTAGAACAGCGCATCACGTCCCGCCTGTCAGACATGCCTGCCGGATCAAGTGACGGCATGGCGTCGGAACGTGCGGCACATGCGTTTACCGATATCAAAAAGCTGCATCGGGAAATGGGGCATCACCTGTACGCAATAGCCGCCGACATTTGCTGTCATGGATTCATGGCGTCGGAATGGGCAGAAAAGAACGGGAAAAGCAAACGAGCCGCACCGGATCTAATGCGACTCGCTCTTGATGCTTTGGTGGATGCGTTCAAGCGGCTTTGACCATTTCAAAGTTTGTCCGCAATTCAACGCCGTGATATTTGCACCAGCCGATCATCTGATAAAGCTTGTCCGTTTCGGCTGCAAAGTCTGACAATTGAACGTAGGGCTTGCCATATTCAGACAGGCCAACAGCGCCAACAAAGTCCATTTCTGAGCCGCCGTTTTCAAAGTCCAAGCATTTGCCATAGAAGTGAAACGATGGCTCACCACCTGCCGACACATAGTCGCCGTGCAACTGGACCATCTGCGACAAGCATTGAGCAACATCCATGATTTGCCGCGCCGTGAATCTTGTTTCATCCCATGCGTCGGTCATGTCGTCACCTCGTTGAATTTGTCCAAAGCCTGTTGGCGGAATGGCGACCAGTAAATAGTCTGCCACTTGTCAATGTTCCCGCGCCATTCTTGAACGTGCCACGTTGTTTTGGTTTGCGCTGATAATGCGCCACTGGTCGGGTGCGGCATCCACCCGGTTGTGAAGCGATATTTGCCGACAATCTTTTCCATCACGCCACCTCATTCCGGCGTCCCGCCGTCGCTGTTATGTTGATGATCAGAAACACGTCGCCGCCTTTGGTCTGGTAGGTGATGCCGACCAGATCGTCGGGCCTTGCGTGGTGTTTCAGCTTAGAGATGCTGACCCGCTTGTCGCCGCGCTTGGTCTTATAGAAATTGATCGCGGTTTCTGTGCCGTCTGCCAGCGTTGCGGCACGGGTGATTTTCTCACCCGCACCAATGTTTTGATAGTCAATGCCACAAAGCAAAGCTAACCGGCGCACGCTCTCATTCGCGTCAATTATATGCTTTTCCAGCATTGTCCGAGTGAGCCGGATGGTCGCCAGATTCGGCGCAAGGCTCTCAATGATTGCTTGTTCAGTCATGTCGCAATGCACCTCCCAAGTAATTCGCCCAAGTGTTCTGTTGCCAATAGTGGGCGTATGATTCGGCGCTTGATTTGATGAAATCGCGGAAAGTTTCGTCGCCGTCTCGCAGTTCTTCAAAGGCCATGCGTGCGGCTTTGATTTCCTCATCATTCAAGATCAGCGTTGTTTCTATACGGACCTTCATCACGCCACCCGCTGCACAAACACGCCGTCCGATCCGTCAAGGCTATAACGGAACGATTGAAAGCGCGCCGCTACGTCTTGGCGCTTGGCCCACTGGTTGCCCGTCTGGCCAAGCTGATTGCCGCGCATTGGCTTTTTCTTAGCATCGTCTGGCACGAAAAAGCCTTTGCCGACGTCCAGATCCTGCCAAGGGTAAACCTGTAGGCCGGTGCGTTGCGTCTTTGGCTTTTCCACGGCGTCGATTATTGCAAACTTTGTCATAGTCTAGTCTCCCATTCTGTTGTGGATGATTTCGATTACTGTGTCGTAATCGAGTGAATCGACAGCTTCCTCGCCTTGTGTCCAGACCGTGCTGGACTTTGCGTGTCCGTGCCGAATTGATGACCCGTCGCCGTTCTTGTCGCAAAGCGCAAGCGCGTCAGATAAGTCTTTACAAGCGGCCAGATAGTCACCGCGCGAATAAACTTTCCATTTCGGAGCTGATGCCATGATTCTTCCTTTCACCAGTATTTCGGATCGCCGCCGGTCGCGATGACGGCGATGACGTAAAGCAAGACGAACAGGCACCAAAAAAGCACCGTCGCCGCGATCTGCTCTATCCAGTCACGCATGACGCACCTACCANTCGTTGAATTGATCGCCAGCCACGGGCTTGCCGTTGCACGCAATCGCAAAAGCTAGGAAATCGTCATCGTCGGCCATGACGGCGTCACCGTTGAGCCATTCGCCGCGCCATTGCAGGCCGAGGTATTCGTCGGCGGTTTCAGCACTAAAGGCGCAATCTTCCATGACAACGGCGTAATGCTCGCAATGATCTGACAGGCGGAATAGCTTTGCGTCTGTATAGCCGCCGCGAACATCAGCGCCGCCGTGTATCTGAATCAGAACGTAGTTTTCGCCGTCGCGTTCCAAATCATGTCCCTGCATGGTTTGCGAAAAGTTGGCTGCCCAGTTGTAAGTATTCCAACCGTCACAACCGCGCCGCTGGTCAAAGCCGTGCAAACCCAACCAATCAGTTTGTTCAACGCTTGTGCCGTAGTAATCGCCGCGCCAATCATCGCAGGGCATGGCGTTAAACTGGCGGCATAGATCGTCCTGCCAGATGATGCCGCTTGTCAGCTTGTGAAAAACTGATGTTGTGACTTCCGGTTCTGCGCTGATGATGTTGTCATCATCGTCACGCTTCACATACCAATCCAGCAACGCCGCCGGTTCGTCTTGGAAATCGGCAAGCGTTTTGCCTTGGTTGCGTTGCCAGTTGCGGCCATTGTCGCCGCCGCTGTCAAGCATGTGAGTGCCGGTGTTAGTGGTTAGCATGGCGTGAATAAGCGTTTCGGTGTTCATGTCGTCACCCCGTCAAGAATGTCTGCGATTGCGTTTTGATGCCGCGCGCTGTGGTGAAAGCCCATTTGAAGGCACCGCGCCGCACGCTGGCGGATAGCGTTGGCCGCGCCGTGTCGCGCAATGTCGCAATTACGCATGACGACATAACGGAACGGATTGCCACGCACTTTGAACGTGGTGACGTGGCTTTGTTGTTTGACTGAAAGGCGGGGCTTCATGCCGTCACCTCGCAGATGATTGGTGCGCCAAACCGGACAATGGCCGGGATGCCAATAAAGAGCCACGCGAAGATCATCGGGGCGGCAACATGCCAGACGATAACGCCAGACATGATGATGACCGCCAGAAGGAACAAGGTTGAAATAAGAGTCTGAAGCACTTCTTTGTCTCCCGTTTTGATTACCTGACTATTATGCGCTTAACCGTAGGGTAATGCAATAGGGTAAACGCATAAAAAGGGTAAAAAAACCTTTAGCAATGCGCGGGAATACTGTATCTTGTGTATATGATTGAACAATTGCGCCACATCTGGCGCTTTTTTTATGCGGGTAAGTCATGGCTAGACGTAAGCTAGACAAGCAAAAGTTGAAGCTGGAATTTCTGGAGCGGCTGACAGCGGGTGAATCACACACTGCAATCACGGATGATCCGCACATGCCGGATTGGTCGACCGTGTACCGTTGGGCCAAGGCGGATAAAGAATTTGCCGCTGACATTGCTGAAGCTAAATTCGAGCGCGGTTGCCATTATGGTTATTTGGTGGGGGAAATCGGGCTAGACCTTTGGCACAATGCGGATAAGCAATCGCACGAGATGGTCAGCGCCAAACGTGCCGCTGGTGACTTGCTGAAATGGTCAGCCGCTCGGATGGCTGGCAAGGATGGCTGGACCGATAAGGTGACGATTGAACATGAAGGGCAGGGCAGTTTTATTGAGGCTTTGAAGGCAATAAACGCACAAGACGGTTTGCAAGAAGTACGCGCGCAAGACGCCGAACAGGCGGCAACAAAAGGCAAGGCATCACTGCATTGATCGGGCTGCTGTCATCGACGCCAGCGGCTAACGCGCTGTTTTCATTCGATTGCAATCCCATCGACTAGGCCAGAACCGGCAGAAAACCGCCAGATTCGCGGCGATACCCCCCCCGGCAAAAATAACCGGGGGCAGTTATTATTTATATATCCCCCTACCTTTGCGGGCATCCCATGATCCATTCCTTCCCCATCACGATTGGCGAAGCTGCGATTATCGTTCTGCTGCTTGTAATGCTGCTAAAGAAATAGGGCGCTCCCGAAGGAACGCCCCTTAGCTGTTATGGGATTACGACCGTGAATGTGCCGTCATCTTCTTTGCGAATGTCACCAGGCCACATGTAGCCAAAGTCGAAGCCTTCTGCCCGTAGGTCGCTTGCTTCTTGCTGTGCGATTTTTGAGACGGCTGTTGCCTCTGCTTCGGTGCCGTATGTGTACCAGCTTACCTTACAGCCCACTTGAAGGCGGAGCGGTTGCGGGTAGGTCGCGTTGTGCCATTCGTTTGACATAGTGTGTCTCCCTTTACGTTGTCAAATAGCGTAATGTTGTTTCTTAACAACAATTTAGTATACCACACTTAAACGCATAAGTCAACCGTGGGTTAAAAGTGACTGACGACATTCAGAAGATTCTGCGCGAGTTGCACGACGATCCTGAGATGTTCGTCAAGCATGTGCTTCATGCTACGCCGCAGCAGTGGCAGGCTGATGCGTTGCGCGCTGTGCGTGATAACTCGAAAGTGGCAATCAAGTCGGGCCATGGTGTTGGCAAGACAGCGTTCCTGTCGTGGCTTGTGCTGTGGTGGCTGTTGACGCGCTACCCCACCAAGGTTGTGTGTACGGCCAACACTGCTCACCAGTTGTCGGATGTGTTGTGGACTGAGATTGACCGTTGGGCGAGGGGCATGCACCCCGGCTTCAAGGATCGTTTGAATTTCAAGGCAGACAAGATCAGTCTTGAGGGCGCTAATGACAGCTTTGCAGTCGCCCGCACAAGCAGACGAGAGTCGCCAGAAGCACTTCAAGGCTTCCATTCGGACAATATGCTTATACTTGTAGACGAAGCATCCGGTGTTCCTGATGTTGTCTTTCAAGTTGGTGAGGGTGCCATGAGTACCCCCGGTGCCAAGACGGTGCTGACAGGCAACCCCACCCGTTCTGATGGGTTTTTCTATGAGGCGTTCCACAGCAATCGTGAGCAGTGGCACAATCTGACGGTAAGCTGTGAGGATGCTGACACGGTTGATGAGAAATTCATCACCAACATGGAAGCGCAGTATGGCCGGGACAGCAGCGTTTTCGGTGTGCGTGTCCTTGGCACCTTTCCAAGCCAATCTGACGACGTTTTGCTGCCCCTACACTTGGTTGAGGCGGCGATAGGTAGGG